GTTCCGTCTAAGTGAACATTACGAGACACATTCATAACACCATAAGGAGTATAAATCTGTGTAATATCTACACCAAAGACGTTCTTTTTGCCACCAATTTCAAAATTAGATACGCCTGCAAAATGATTCGCAGAACCAGCATCTGTTTTCTTAACATTAGCAGTAAAATATCCACTTAGTTTATGCAACCAATTATATACATCGGTTGGTACCATAAACAATGTCGCGTTTGCATTATTATGTCTTGGGTCTAAGAACTGTGACATATCATCAAGAAAATCATCTTGAGCTTTTGAGCCAGTACCACCCATACCAGAACCAGAGAAAATATTCCCATAATTGAGAATAAAATCAGAAGCTCCTTGAGTGTACTGTACATCGTCAACAGATGCTTGAGAACCAAACAGTAGTGAAGTTTCAATATCCCACTTGTGTTCAATCAGCTTTTCACGCCAGATTCGAGCAAACTCATTTGGTTCATACTTTAGAACGGTAGCACGTGTAGTGTTATCCATTGCCAACGCAGTTTTCCAAATTTGAGTAAGTCCAAAACCAGTCGAGAAAGGTTGATCTTTCCAAGTCTCTGGGTAGCCTGTACCTTGACCGTGAGCATTACCTACAACATACGACCTAGCTTTTTCAAGTACATTAGCTATGTTAGCACTGTAAACAGTACCAAGTGGGTCATCCCCACAATAACTTGCTAAATACTTAATAGTAGTCGCACTTGTAGCTTTAACAATCGTTCCAGTAACTGGAGTCCAGTATGCTGTTCTTGCTCCATCGTCTTCTGCAGCTCCATCCGATAAATCGTGGAATTCTACAGAACCACTTTCATTAGCATGAACAGTATCAACACGAACAAGGATATAGTCATCTACATCGTTAGACGTTACTGCTGCTCCAGTTGTCATTCCACCAGCATCGGTATTGCTCAAGTTGACCTTTAAAATTTGGTCTTCTATGAAAAATCCTGGCTGGGTTCCTGACTGTCCAACAAGTACGTCATTGGCTGAATTGCCAATAGTGCTCCCAAGATTACCACTAGATTTATAATCAGTAGCCATCAGGAGTTTTACTTGTTGACCTGTGGAAGTAGATAAAGATGCGTCACCAGTAGTTTTCAATTCAGCTTCAGTAAAAACATTGGAGCCAGAATCATAGCCAATTACATATGCATAACGCTTATGATAAGAAGGTCTACGTTCTGTGAATTTGAACTCTGGGTCATCGGTAGGCTTTTTGGCAACTTTAGATACAAATCGAAAGAAAGGGTCTTGAGCTATTGCTAACTCAGAAACTCTATCCCCAAAATTGTATTTTCGTCTAAGGTCGCCTGTGTCTTTTGAAGTACCGTCAGACCAACTTGCTACGTCTGAATAGGTACCTAAGCTAAATACATCAGCCATTTTGTCACCTTTTTAGTTAATTGTTAAAAACTTAAAGTATTATTAAATACTAAAAGCTTTTTCTAATTCACCGTCAGACCCTAATATAGCTTCAAATACTCGGTCGTCTGGAGATTTCTCGACCTGTGTTCCGCCCTTTGTTGCTAAAGAACCGGGTTTACCTTGCACTTCACGCATTTTATTATGCATTTCATACCTGGTATTATCGGCAATTTTCTCGTCCCGATTTCTACGATTCATTAGATAATATATATCATCCAATTCAAGTGATTTGGACTTTGCGAATTCAACGAAAGTTTCCCATTCTTCGTCAGATAACTCATGTTTCTGACGAAATGAAGTTTCTTTTGCCAACTTCTGATTTTCTGATCGTTGTCCTTGTAAAGCTGTGTTCAACCTACGTTGGACAATACCATCAATCGTAGCCCCTAGCACTTTTGCTGAATCTGAATCGGGTGTCGAGAACGCATCATCGGCATCAAACATAAAATCCTCAGGAAGTTTGAGTTTTTCTGCCATATTTTGAGGCGTCTGACCTCCGCCCTCAAAATAATTCCTTACATGTTGAATTAAATTGGGGTCGTCACGCATAGCTTCAAGAATTGGTAAATACGGCTCCATCTCTTTAACTTGAGAATTAAGTCGCCGTGCCTCCCTACTTGAATCGCTATACCTTTTTTGAAGGCTCTCAACATTTTCTTGTTGTTCGCCTGTTTGAACTTCACTTGGGCTCGATAGTGTATTATCACTGTTTATGTTCGAGGTTGACGGTAAAGGTTCGTCTATTATACCACTATTGACACTGTTATCTAATTCAGCGAAAAAATCGTCTGAAACAGCGCCCATAACGGTATCTTGAGCTGTCGTACTTTCAGGGGCCTGATCGGCGTTGCCTACTTGTTGTTCATTACTCATAGTTATTTCCTTTTTTATTCACTCTAACTAAGTTAAAACAAAAACAGCTAAAAGTAAAACTATAATTTTACACATGTTTTTGCTTTTTTACTCCAAGTAAAGCCACTCTTACACTTCCTTCTGCCACCCTTTTCAGGATGTTCTTTGTTGTGTTCAGACTTACTTACGAGTCTAATGTTAGATTTACTATTATTTGATTTATTGCCATCTATATGATGAACAATTTTTCCTTTAGGGGCATTAGATTTATTCCTATAATGAGTTTGACTGCTTCCATCTTTCCACCTACCATTTTTCCTACCATTTCTCGCCATACTGGAATAACTTTTCTTTTTCCAATTAGCCATTTATTCTTTGCCCTTTTCAATTTTTTCCTTCCCTTCGGCTTCCGCTACTTCAAATTCTGCTTTCATTTCAGCCTTTAATTTTTCAAATTCACTCCTAAGCATTCCCCTCAATAATTTTTGCTCACCAGCAGTGTTGATCACATCTTTTCTAATCTCATTTGAAGCCTGCCCTACCTTCATCTTTATACCAGACTGTACAAGTTGACGCTCTAATGTTTCAATAGTTCCTTCTTTATCCTTAATAGACTCTTCCATCTGCTGTACTTGTCCCTGTAACTGTGAATACATTGACTTTCTTTCAATAACGCTCTTCTTATTTCTAATATCAGTTTCTGCTATCATTGCGATATCATCAATCAATCCAGCCTGGAACCATCTAAAATATTCCTCAAGTAATGCCCACCTATTAACTGGCATCGTTGCTCCTGCTATAATTCTTACATCAAACCTTGCTGATGCATAATCCTTAAACTTTCCAATCGCATCACCATAATCATTATATACTGGTATATTAATCCTTACTTCCTTTTCTTGTTCTTGGGGAGATTGGCCTGCTTCTGGTTGTACTATTCTAAATACTTTCTCTACTGAATAATGAAACTGCGCCATCTGTTGAAACACTCTACCTAAATGTTCTAAACAAGGTTCTACTATACTCCCCATCCATGCTTTTAATCTACGAGTTCCAAATTCATCATTCGCCAATAATCCACGATAAGTTTCAGGTTGATCTTGCGTAAACCCCATCATTGAAGACGGAACACCACTTATATATTCAGCGTCAGCCTTACCCTCTTGAGTTATAGTATAAAAAGCACTGTTAATAGGAGCTGGTAATACAGGAGTCGGAGGAGTGAATCCCTGTCTATACTTTAATAAAGCCCCCGGAGATGAAGAATACTGTTCCCATTCATCTTCTGGCACTGAACCTTCTTCATACATCCACCTTAAATTAGAAGCTAAGTTGGCATTATGAAGCATAATTTGGTGAGATTTATTAATTTCCTGTTGTTTACCAACTAAAGGAGTAACAGCCGACATAGGATAAGGAGTCCCACTATACATATAAGGAATTGGGATTACAGGATATTCATTAATTGGCATTGTATACTCATATAAAAATACATCATCACCAACAGTACATGTTAATATAATACGATTCTCATAGAATTTTACTGCATCAACTATATTCTTCTTAGCTTCTTCACTCTCCTGTATAATTTGAAAATCTTCTTCAGTCATAATTGTTTGTTTTATTGATTCAGCGGCTTCCTGAAGTTCTGAAGTAAGTATCATACGCTGTTCTTCCAACCCTTGAGCTGCCATCTTCCTTGCTTTTTCTAACTCAAGTATTGCTCTTTCAGGTATTAATTCGCCATCCTCAACAGCTTGACTCAACTCAACTTCCTTCTCCATTAATCCAACTTCGATCTCCTTCTTATACATCTCCAGTCTTTCATCAACCTGCTCCTTTATTACCTCCATCTCAGCAGGTGATGGAACTACTCTAATAAATACATTACGATATGCAAACTTCTTTTTGGCATATGTTTCATAATATGGTATAATATCATCGTCTTCAGCATCAAGATTTACTCCCATTGTAATATCTTCTGGTTGAATACTTTGAGGATAATGAACATCTCTTTCGGAATAGGATACAGCCTCTGTGC